GACCCATTTCCAATTACAATCCTTCCGCTTGAGTATGCCAAAGCACCTGTTGCAGTTCCTGCTGAGTTTGAACCCAGGGCTGCATTAAGCAGTAGATTACCGTTTAAATCTATGCCTGTTAAAAATTTTCTAGCCATTTTCTATTCTCCTTCTAAGACAGATACGCATATCCTATTTGCGGCTCTGATAGCGTCACTCTAATTTCATTAGTGCCAACATACTCGATATCGCATTCTAGGATAGTTCCATTATAATCGGTTATTATGACATTTGGCTTAAAAGAGAGTGGATGGATAATAGTCCACAAAGAAAGCAATGCATTCTGTGCATGGGTATAAGCGATGCTTTCAACATCTACCCCCATGTAATCAAGATTGTTCCATTGAGTGATACCGTCACCAATTTTAATCTTATTGGTATCGGTTTCTACTCCAATCTCACCAGCAAGCAGAATAGGGTTGGTCGAAGTCCAGCGACTTGACGTTCCCCTTTTCTGTTGCATCGTTGGCATGTTACTCTGTTACCTCTTCTTGAACTAGTGTTCCCAGTTCTTCGTTGTATACAGAAATCATCTGCTCAAGCAGGTTGAGGTTGTTGCCAATCTCTGTTTGTGCCTGCTCATTTGGTTCTTTTTGTGCGTTTACTACCTTTAGATTTAGGGTAAGTTGATACGCCTCAACTGCTAGTTGCTGTACTCTCTGTGTTATTACCGCTTTTCTTTCATCAACGGTTAGTAACGTATTAAAATCAATTGACATGATTTGCCCACCTTTCAAGTGTAATATGGATTAATTATAGCACAGATATTGTCTAAATGCCGAAATAGTGGTATAATTTATATACGACACCCTTCAACAAGGTGTTTTTCCATTAAGGAGGAAAATATGAATAATTCAAAAATCAAAAGATTACTCGCTACAGGAATTTTAAGTTTAATGCTTACTGGCTGTGTTACCCCTCAAGCCAGTGCCACTGAAATGCCTCAAACACCAGTTGTAAAAGCAAATCCTTCTGTGAAGGTTAGTTTTACAGCCAAACTAATTTATACTACTAAAGTAAATAGAAATACAGAAAAAATGCAAGAAACAGTTATGAAACTAATGAGACGTGTCAATAAGACTTCTTATGTGTTTTCTGGTTCTACCCCATACGGATGGGACTGTTCTGGAATGGTAAGGTGGACATACAGACAATTTGGACTAGACGTTCCACACTCTGCTAACAAGCAAGCACACATAGGAAAAAGGGTATCCAAGCCAAAACTAGGAGACATCGTTGTCATGGCTTATAATGGTTCAACTAACTTCTATCACTCTGGAATCTATATTGGCAAGGGTAAAATAGTAAACGCTCACTACGAAGCAGACACTACAATTATTCAGCCACTAAGTGATTACAAAAATAGTCAAATACGTTTTGTAAGAGTTTTAGAAACTAACTAATCTTTGGCAAATAGGTCAAAATTAGAACTAGCCATCCCATTTACATTAAGGGATAGTTTGTCTTTTCTATTTTTAAACTTTAAGTTATGCGTACAAACATGTAGCATATTCTTTGGTAGATAACCCCAAGCATACTCTATGTAGTTGTGGTCTGTCGTTCTTTGAGTGATAGCCAATGCCTTCTTACAATACTTTTTGGCATTTTTCCAGTCTTCCTTTAGGAAGTAATGGATAGCAAGAGAAACCAGTGGCTCACGAGCATACCAAGCCTTGATTGCTGATAACAAATGCTTCTTTGCTTTCTTAGGCTCTAAGGCTGAAAGGATTATGTATGAAGCAGCAATGTCTGTAGCCATAATATCTGAATTCTTCATAGAAACAAATTTCTTAAACTCTTTAATTGACTTATCTACATCTTCTGTAATCAAAGCCTTTGCGTAGTAGAGTTGATATCTGTGGCTTTCAGGGTCTTCGTCAAGAGCATCCTTAATCAGTGGGTTATAGCCTATCCTGCTTTTGCTAACATCTGGATAGTGAAGGATGTGGAAATCTTCTGCTTCCTGTATGACGTGGTTTTCGTTTCTGTCTGCGACTATGTATTCGTGGACTATGAATTTCCAACGGTATCCGTGACGAGCATGAACTTTAGCCTGAGAAGATATGTTCCCTGGAATGGTTTGGTCTTGATTATTCCAACTATGAGTGTATCTGTAAAGGATTTGAGTTCCTGTTGTTTTTTCTAACGCTTCTCGCCATCCCTCATCTAATACCTCGTCCATATCCAAAGATATACACATGTCAATATCGTCAGGTAGTGAAGCAAGAGCAGCGTTACGAGCATCATCAAAACGCCAAGGCTTAATGGATATATTAATTACATTAATGCCAAGTTTCTTAGCAAGTTTAACAGTCTTATCTGTAGAACCTGTATCAGCAATTAGTAGATAGTCTGCATCTTTGGCAGATTCATACCAACGTTCTACGAATTTTTCTTCGTTAAGGGCAATTGTGTATACCGCAATTTTCATACCTAAATCCTTTGTTCGATATCTATTATAGCACTAACTGGCTGCGATGTAAGTTCCGTTGACGTAAAATATGCTTGCTGTTGTAAAGGTAGTGGGAGTACCCTGAGAAAGAGGACTTTCAATAAGTGGCTTTGGGTTGGCTGTTGTTTCTTTTAGCCAGTGCATGTCTAGAGTCTGAGAGCCTGGAAGGTGGTCAGCAACCATTTGGATGTGCCCATTAAGTTCGTCTGGCGGTAGAGCAGGATTCACCCATCCCCACATAGAAAAGTGGTTTGCTGCTGATGCAATCGGAACAAAAGGTAGGTCAACTTTAAATTGACCAGTTCCAAAATTAGTCACGGTAGTCATGTCAATCTTAATGTTAAATGTAACAAGTTGACCAATCTTAATATAGTAAGAGTTGTATGTTGGATAGGTTGTTCCAGTTCCAGTAAATGTCAGACCTGTTGCTTGAAATGTTGGCGACCATCTAACTGCTACTGGATTGAGTGCTGGTCCAGTGGGTCCTTGTGGTCCTGTGGCACCAGTAGGTCCTGTAGGACCAGTTGCTCCTATAGGTCCAGGCATCGGAATAATCCTTAGCCTATTCATTAAATAACACCAGCATCTATAGCGTCAGTCTTACGAATGTATCTTAAATCGTTTGTGGTATTTTGTGCTGTCTGGTCGAAGGATATGGATTGAGTTTGTGAGTTATATACTAGAGGCGAAGAAACTGAAGACAGTCCGTCTCCTGGAACACCCTGTATACCCTGTGGACCTTGTGGACCTGTGATTCCTCTGGCTCCTGGAGATGGAACAATTCTAACTACCGCTGGGGCATCATAGTTAACAATCTTAATAATAACATCATTGTCTTCTGGTGTGTGAACAAAGAAGTCTTGACCTAATACTCTTGGAGAATTAAAATTAGGCATTTAGTGTCACATCCGAAATCACGACAATCGTACCGATTACTGGAGTCCAGATTTGAGAACTTATTGTTACTTGTAGGTCAAAGGTTAGTTCTCCTGCGATTGCTTTTTGACCATTACCCCAATCATCTGTGATTTGTGCAGGAGCAACGATATCGACATAGCCAGATGCTGGAGTAACTGTCAGGGTATAGAAAGTGTCTGTCTTAGGGTCATGGGCAGTTGACGAATAGGTCCAAGATGATGTATTATAATATGTGGTACCATCTGTCTCATAGAACTCGATACGAATTCGGGCGGTATCACCACGAACAACTTTCCACTGAAGATTAACAGGGTCAGCACCTAGTTTAAACGGATGAGAGTTGGAATTGTAATTAGACATATAAACATTATACACCATAAATAAAGAACCAGTGCCTGAAGTGGGTATGAGAGAGAGTATCAGACACTGGCTCTTTTCTATTATATCAGTTTATACAGGGGTTGTGGATAACCTTGTGGATAACTTCATTTGACAAATCTGAAAAAGTATGCTACCCTCTTATCTATAGAGATAAGGGCTATATATTATATACTTATATATAGATATATATTATAGTTTATATATATTATATTAATAATCAAAGTTCGTTGTTTTCTGATTTCTTATTTTTGTTAGTCTTGACACCTTCGTTTATAAGAACGTTATAAAGGTTGTCGATTTTTTCTTCTAGTTTATGTGACTTGTCCTCTAATCTATTAACCTGGTCTTTTATTGATGACCCACCATTAGGCTTGAGTTCTGATAAATCGTTTTTAAGTTCGGTAGATAGGGCTTTCATTTCGGCTTGAATGAACCAACGGATTCCGCCAACGGTAATAGCGACAATAGATAATGCGGTTAGTATTAAACCAGCCCAATCGGATACAGACATAATATTATTATTATACACGATGTTTTGCGGTGTTTTCGATTTTTTAAAACGGTCGAAATAGAGACACCCAAACCACCACAATGCCAGTATGCAACAAAGTTGCCAAATAGGGCAAATAACGGTTTAAATGCCCCACCAGCCGATTTTGATGTCCTTTTCTATAAACTATACGGTCATATCTCCTATAGGTCATAGAAGGGCTATTTGAGTATAAGACATCAGGACAGAGTTTCTGTCTACCCTCGAAAAAATTTTTTATGCTACGCATTGTTTATGAT